AAATGTTAAAAAAGTTATTAACAATTAAATTGTTAACAAGTCGGTCTAATAATCTGACTATCAACCTCTTAGCCTCCTAATATCTCAACATTTCTAGCAGTTCCAACAGTTCCAACAGTTCCAACATTTCCAACAGTTCCAACAGTTCCAACAGTTCCAACATTTCCAACAGGTTTATAAAAAAAATAAAAAATAAAAAAATATTTTTTTTAACATCCCCCAAATATTAAAGCAAGAAAAAATAAAATTGTTAAAGTTGTATTGCTATAATTTGTTAATGGTAAACTTCCTTTGCTCATAATATTTGATACTTAGTATTATTAATATTTAATTTATAAAGCGTTGATAAATTGATTATTCTAAAATCTTTCTTTTTTAAATCATACACTTTTAACAGGTTGTAATTGTTTGGCATGTATGGTTGCTTCCTTTCTGTTTTTGGCGTGTACTTCTTGCCAATCATACAATTTAAAATTCTTTTTGTATTATCTTTTTTGATAAAGTGAGCAGTAAAAAACTTATATTTATTATCTTTTATTATTTCTTTTGCTTTGTCTTGTGTTATTGTTTTTGTCATTTGTTTATAGTTTTAATAGTTATTTTTAAAAGTTTCTTTTATTTCTCTTCCTGTTCTTGTATTAAATCTGTAAGAGTGTGTAAATAGTTTGTTAATTGGTTTATTTTCTATCATGAAAAAAAACATTTGTAAAGGCGTACAATTATATTGTTTTGCTGTTTCTCTAGATGCTTTAACTAGTTTTTTTATATCATGCTTTAAGTATCCATAATTGTAGTATATATAATTTTCTGCAAATTTTAAAGTAAGTTTTTTAATTGATTTCATTTGTTTATTGTTTTAATAGTTTTTTAAAGTTGTCCAGGTAATTTCAAAGTCTGATAATTTTTCCGGCTCATCTCTTAACAAATTGTTTTCTGTTAGCCATTTATTTGGATTGTTTGTGATTGCTACTATATATTTTCTTCCTGTGTTTTCTGTGTATTCTATAACTGCTATTTCATTTTTTAGTTTCATTTGTTTAATTTTTTTATTTTATTTATCATGTTTATAAAATTTTCTTTTTCTTCTTCTGTTTCTTCGTGGCAATCTTGACAAATCTCTGTGTCATCTACAAAATACGTTTTGCTTTCTTCTACATCGCAAATTTCGCAATATCTTGTTTTCGGCTGGTACTCGCAAGGGTCTTCATGTCCTTGTCTTACTGATTCTAAATAGTTTTTATAATTCATTTTTTTATAATTTTATATCTTTCGTTGTTAAATATTTCATCTTCCATTTCATAGAATTTTGCGACAATATAATTTTCAATATCATTGAATATGGGGCTGTGCTGGTTGATATCAATATTTAATTGTTTTGAAATTTCGTTATATACATTTAATCCTATTAAATTGTCTTTCCTGTCGTATTCGTTCAGAATATAAGATACTATAACTTTGTCGTTCTCATCTACATCTAAAAGTTTTTTTTCTGTTTTTTTTGTTGTCATTTTTTATAGTTTTTAATTAATAATTTATTTTAGTAGTTTAATTGAAAATGCAATAATATAGAAGTATAAAAAGCCGCAACCATAACCGCCACAATCAACCATAATGGGATGTAATCAATTAAATTTTTTTCTTTTAATTCTTCTGCAAAATAATAATTTTCGTTTTTATTGTTTAGATTCATAAACCTTTCTTTTTCTTTTTCGTTCATAAATTGAACTGAATTTGTCTTTAGGTTTGTAACTTTATAGTCTTTCATTGTTTTTTGTTTTTAGTTATTAATTAATTTAGTGATACACTAAGCCAACTTTCTTATTACTTGTTATTGCGTTTAAATCATTGTTACTTGCATTAATATAACCTGCAGCGGCTAACAATTCTTTGCTCTTAAAAATTCTTGCGTGTCTGTCTTTTAAAGTATTTATTAAATTATCTTTTTTGCTACCTTCTGAAAATATAATCTTTAGATTTGTAGGTATATTAATGCAACCTTTAAAAAATGGGATGCTTTTAGTATATGCATAAAAAACTACATCTTTGTTACTGTTTGCAATCTCTACCCATTTATTAAGATACTCAACGCTGTAAAAGTCGCCTGAGTCGTGGATTCTTATATGCGTGGGTCGTTCCAGAATAATTGTTGCATTCATCATTGGCACAAAGTCTTTTGTTTTGCTTAATTCGTAACGCTTGTTTAACCCTTTTATAACTGCTGGATATTTGTAGTTTCCTTTCTGAGCATAGCAATATTTAATGCAATCTTTTGCAAATGGACAAACTGTTTTTTTGTCTTTTGTTTTGTATGCTGGTAAACTAAAATTGAATACCCTCATTTTATTTTCTAAAGATGTTTTTTTTAGTTTTGCGTTTTGTGTTAGTAAGTTCATTTTTTATAGTTTGGTTGATATTGTCTTTATTTCTTTTTCTTTTAATTCATATATCTTTTCATCTAAGAATCTCATATACATAAAGTCCTGTTCATGCAATAGTTTAACTAGTTCTCTTCTTAAGCACTCTCTGTAAAAGTTTATATCTTTTTTCATTTTTTTGTTTTTAGTTATTAAATTGTTTTTTTGCTTTTATTATTGCTCTTTTATAGTCGTTTTCTTTTTTTCTTCTAATTTGTTTAAATCTGTACTCTCTGCAATTACGTTTCCTTTATCTTCTAAAGTGTAAATTTTAACTCCGTTTTGTTTTGTGCTTTTTGTAATTTTCATTTTCTTTGTTTTAAATTTATTTCGTTTTAATTATAATGCAAATATACACCTTTTTAACAAAAAACAAGAAAATGTTGAAAAAGATTTACTCTAGTAAATGCACATTTTTTTTTAAATGCTCTATTTTTACTTTGTTTTTTTGCTCTTTTTTTGGTCTGTGCTTTGTAAAGTTGTTTTTTTAAAAGGGTTGAATAATTGTGCGTGTGTGCGTGTGTGCGTGTGCGTGTGTGCGTTATATACATCAGACTTCAAACAGAAATTTTTCTAATACATCAGACTTCAAACAGAAATTTTTTTTTCCCAAAAAAAAAACCGATTAATAAAATCGCCAAGTCTGACCTTTTTTACTACCACAACCCTAGCAGTTTCAGGGCAGTTTCAGGGCAGTTTCAGGGCAGTTTCAGGGCAGTTTCAGGGAAAAATTTTGTAAAAAAATTATACAGGAATTTTCATGTACCAATCTAAAACATCCATACACTCTTCAAGACCTTTAACTACTTTAGCATAGTATCCAGCCTCATTAAGATATGCTACCCACTCTTTTTGCTCTTTAGATGGGTAAGATTTTTTATCTGCTTTAATTTCTAGGAATAGTCCAGCGTACTCTTTGTTAACTCTAAGTATCTGCATGTCTGGAAAGCCTTTAACATATCCTGTCTTTTTTGCTAAGACTGCTTGTTTCATAGATGTTCTGATGCCACCAAGACTTGCACAATATCTTAGGTTTGGGTATGCGAACTGCATATAGGTACAGAAAGATGATTGTACTGTTGCTTCTTTTTTCATTTAGAGTTTACCACCTACAATATTTTTACCACGCACCCCCCTGCCACCCCCTATACCCCCCTCGTTATAGGTAGTTCCTTTTAAGAGTTGATACATTAAAGGTTGAGATACTTTGTATTTCCTAGCGATAGATGATACAGTAATCTTTTGTGCTGAGGTATGGTATTCTTTTCTTATTGCGTCTGCTTCTTCAAAAGTAAACTTTCTTCTAGCAAAGCCTCCCCCTCTCATATCTTTTCTGTCTTCTAATTTTATTTTTCTAATCTTTGGCATAATTTTTTATTCATCATCAAACCTGTCATTAGTTTCTCCATATTGATTTTCAATATCTATATCAACTATTTTAACGTCTGATTCTTTAGGATTCTTTTTATTTATATAACATATTCTATCTATCAATTCTTTATCGGACTCTATCTCTTTTATATTTGATGTAAGAACAAAAGTATCTAAAGTTCCAGTATTTACTTTTCTGGTTATCTTTTTTTTGTTTCTTATCTCATAAGAGATGAATACTCTAAAAATTGGTTTCTTCATTTTTCCATTGACATTTTTAAAAGTAATAAATATCCAATTATATCATCAACAGTATCTTCTGTTTTATCATTAATTCCTTTATTTTTTATCCTAGATAACTTATCGTCTAGCCTAGCACATATAGCCTCAGTAGAATCTAATTTACTAAATATGTTAGATGGATTTAAGGCGGTATCACCATATGCTTGGTTTTTTTCTTTCAGCAGTTTCACCACCCTTTCTACTACTTTATCTAAATGCCATTCAAAATTAAGTTGTGGTTTTTTATTTTGCATATTTAATTCTTCTTTATTTAAAAGCATTTTAGGATTTATTTTACTTTCTTTTTTATCAAAAGTAGTTGTAGGTGTCCATCCATTTCTCCCAATTTCGTAATAATATTTATTATGTTTAGTCATTTTTCTTTTCTTGTTTTATTAATCCATCTATTAAATCAAGCATTTGCGTAGGAGTATATATCCTGCTATCTACACTATAATTTTTATAAATGCAAGTGAAATTATCATCTTCATAAGTCCACAAACTTTTAACATTTTTTTTCATATGGTCTTTTAAAATCCATTTAATTGTTTTGTAAGTTCTTTTATTTTTCATTGTTTTTGTTTTTAGTTATAATTCGTCTTCAAATTTAGTGCAGAAAAACGCCTCTAATATACAATATATTATAAGTATTAACCAAATCGTTGTTAATATCTTCATTCTCTTATCTCTCTTATTAGCCACATTGCAATGGCTGTTATTATTACCCACCCTATCATTTTATTAGTTTTGGTTCTGGTCTGTAATGAGGTACTTCTTTTGGATTTTCCCCCTTGTCAACTTTTGACCTTGCATCCCAAATTAAATCCTTATGTTTTCTTAACCATCTCATGTATGTTGGTACATTGAGATGTATAAAGTCTCCATTTATAGGAGTTCTAACTCCTAAATTAAATGCGTTCTCAGCATCTTCAAAATAAAAATTTCTATATGTTCTGACTAAATCATCTGCTAAACTTTGAGCCATAATCATAATTGTATCTTCCTCAACATTGTTTTGCCCTAATTCAATATAGGTTTTACTAATTAAATCTACAGAACTCATTAGTAGTTCTTCTTTAGCCATTGTTTTTATTTGTTTCATTGTCTAAATTGTTGTTTAAGTTTTTCTTTTACATTAATGTTTTTTTGTAAATGAGCATGAATCTTGCTCATACCTTTGTTTACTTGTCTTTTTTCCCAAGTTCTAACACAAGCCTTCCAATCTTTCATTTTGTTTTTACCTATCTTCCAATCTTTACTTTCATAGAAATCGTAAAAAGTTTCTGCATCTATATTATTCTTTCTTTCAATACAATACTCAGCAATTTCACTAACAGTTGGTTTTTTAAAACGCCCTTTATTATTACTATCTGTAAGATTAATATTAATACTTGTATTATTATCCTTAAAGTTTTCTTTAATACCCCCCTTGTCGTTTTCTTTAATACCCCCTTTAATAATACTTAAATACCTCCTATCAATTTCTTTAGTACCTCCTTTATATGTGTAATAAGATGATATATAGCCATTTGAGATTAATTCTCCTACCCACTTAGAAATAGTTACTACACTCTTTCCATAAAGATTAGAAAAATATTTATTACTAGCAAAACACTCACCATTCATATTTAATAGTGCAGTAATCTCTGCATATAATAGTTTTGCATTGGCTGTTAGATTCTTATCGTACCTAACCTCAGCACTTATTATAGCATAGTAGTTTGGCTGTTTCATTGTTTAATTGTGTTTTTGTATTTTTAGTTCATAGCATTTTGTGTACGTTGACATAACAACATCCCACTTACTCACATCTTCATGTGTTGCCCAGCAAAATCTCGCATATAAAGGGTTTAAAGGTTGAATAAACAAATAATGTGTAACTTTTTTATTATGATTGTTATGAGCCTTATAATTAACTCTAAGCGTGTTTCCATTACTCCTAACTCCTTTAACATCAATATAATTATATTCATCTATACCTTGCATAATTATATCTGCTTCAACTACTGGTCTTGCCTCAATTAAAGGGGCTGCTTTATACTTAACACCTTTATTGTTATCTAAAACGTGCCTAGCAACTAACTCTGCAAATATTCCTAGACTTTGGATTTCGTGTTCTTTATCTCCTCTATATTTTTCTGTATTCTTATTATATACATCAGCAGATAACATACTCCTAACCTTAGCAAGTTCATCAGATAAACCAATGAAAGTGCTAGGGTAAGTTGTATTTTTCCACTTAATCATTAGAATGGTAAGTCATCTTTTTCTTTCTTAGCCGAAGTTTTCTCTTTTTTCTCTTGTGGCTCATAGTCATTCACATAAGCATAATGAGTAGCCCCTTTTTCAGATGGTTCTCTCCTTTCTGCAATCACCATAGACACCCAGCCATTCTTTGAGTTTGCTTGTAATTCATCAACTTTAAAGTTTGCAACCATCATTGACCCAAACTTTGTTTCAATGTTTTTGATACTACTCGGTAAGTAGATTTTCTCTTTTTTCTCTTTCATGTTTTAATTTATTTATTTTATATAATTTGGTTAACGATTCATTTGTTTTTTTTAATTCTCTTTCTAGTCCCTCTATCTCTTCATCTATTTCAACTTCAATAATTCTATTTTCTACTCTTTCAAAATTTTCCTCAGACCCAAACTTTTTCTTAGCATACTCAAATTCAAATTGTCTGTAATGATGAATAACAGATGCGTGATGCAGGTTGGTTGTTTTTGCTATCTCTTTAAGGGTTAACCCAAACACTTCTCTTAGTGTAAAGATAAACAACCTTTTAGCAAGAATAATATCCCTCTGTCTACTTCCTAAAAAAATTCTATCTCTATCTACGCTGTATATATCTTCTATTTCTTTTGTTATTATTTCTTGATAATAATCACTAAATTTTATTCTTCTTCTCATTTTTTATGTTTTATTTTATGTCGTACACTATTGTATCAACTATATCTTGTATCTCTAATCCAATAAAATCTGCCAATCTTTTAGCATGAATAAACCTCATATTAGTTGGTGTTGCTATAAATTTTTTGCTTGTTGCATAATTAACCTCTAACACTTTACAAAGACTTAAATTAGACACACCATATATTCTTAGCAATGCTTCAAATTCATTTCTGGATTTCCTAATTTTATTTAAAGAGTATTTATTTGTCATTTCTTGATAAGTATTTTTTTACCTTCCACTCCTCAATTTTAAATTTAGTTTTACCTGCATAATAGAAATCCACTAATTGGTCTTTGTTCAAAAGTTGAACTATACCATCTTCAACCACCTCCCCTAAAAGATTTTTTTTATTCCATATAATATGAGAATGCGGCTTTTTAAAGTGGTCATAAATCTCTATGTCCAAATACTCCATCTTTGAACATTTTTTCCCATTGCTTTCTTGTGTCTTTTTCAATTTTGTTTTCGTTTATTAGTTTAATAATTTCTTCTGCTTCTAATTCAGTTATATCATTTAACCTACTCATAATACTTTCAATCGTTTGTGATGGTAATGCTGTATGGTATATGTTGCTCTCAATGATGAGCCATTGCGTATCTGTAATAGGCGTTGGCTCACCATCAAGCAACTCATCAAACCAATCTTCACTCAATTAGTCAACAATCTCATCTTGTCCGAACACACCTTGTTCATAGAATCCAGCAATTTTAAGAACAACCCTGCTCATTGCTCTCTTCTCTGCCATAGCAACTGGGAACTTTTTACCACCTCCCATTAAGTTAGCATCAGATGCTTCACCAAAACTCATAGCGTTTCTAACCTCATTACCAACTTTCATTGAGGCTGCTGCTCTTAACACACATATAGACTTATCTGTGTCCATATTAATAACCTCATAGGCTACTGTAATATTGTTTCTTGACACTATCTTGTCAATACCAGTTCTTGTGATAATTACAAAACCTCTCTTGTCTTTGTAAATATCTTCTTCGGTTAAACCATTTTCTTTGTAAAGCCTTCTAAGTGCTTCTTTTCTTGTTTCAACAACAGGCTCAGGTTGTTTTCTTAGTTTTTCTTGCATTGTTTTTTTTCCCATTTGTTTATTATTTAATTGATTAATATTCGGTTGTTTTGCAATATTGTGCATTGCGTTAATAGTTTCTTGTTGCATTTGTGTCAACTGTTCTTTCATTTTTCCCATTGTTTATTGTTTTTAGTTAATTTAATTTATTTAATATTTGAGTGTTTAATTTATTAATATACATTTGTTCCATTATCAAAAAAGGTTGTTGAATATCCCAATTTAAGCCAAAAACAAAAGGAAAGCAAGAACGAATAATCGTTTTGCAAATTTGATTTTCTTTAGTTGTATATGTTCCGCTGCCTGTTTTTACTAATTTACTCCCTATGTAATGATATACAAATCTAATTTCTATTTTTTTAGTTTCTTTGTTTTCTTTCCATTCAAACACCTCTGAAAACTTTTCAGGTGCTAACATTTCGTTATTGTCGCAT